TAACATATATCTATCGGCTAGTAATACTTTAAAGACTGTTGAGGGGTTAGAAAATGTAGTAAGTATATTTGAAAGTCTATTTTCTACTTTAAAATTACTACCAATTCCAACATTACCACCTGGTATTCCTTCAATCGTCCCACAAATACAAGACCTAAAAAATCAATTTTTATCTCCTAATATATCAAAACTTGCAAGTTTAACCACCGGTTTAACATTAAGTTTATCTACTTTAGTAGAAAGATTACAACAAATGTTGAATTTGTTAAACTCATTAGATTCCCAAATTCAAAATTGTAGTGAGGGAGATGATGATGAGTTAGTTGAAATAAATGAGGTTTTGCTAGAATTAAATTCCCAACAAACCTCACAAACCTCACAAACACCCCAATCAGACCAACAACAAAATCTAAATGTTAATGGGTTTAATTTTGATGTTGAAACAGAACCCACTACTAATAATCTTAAACGAACACGAGCTATCGCTAAAAACGCCCAAGGTGTTGTAATACTCCGGGGAGAATATTCGTTTAGCGCCTCAAATCAAATATTAATCAACGAGCTTGTATTTTATATACAAGTTAATGATTTAAAAGCTGACTAATTAAATATTTATAATCAATATGAAAACAAGTGCCTTTAAAACAATTATCAAAGAAGCAGTAAAAGAAGTATTTCAAGAAGAATTAAAAGAAATTCTTTTGGAAGCAGTTAAGTCTCCTAAACAACAGATTGTTACAGAACATTCTATTCCCCAAGTCGACCTTTCATCAAAACCTTCGGAAAATAGGGGAGACAATAGACAAAAATATATGGATGTTCTAAACGGCATGACTATGACAAGTCAAGATGCTAAACCTATGTTCAACCCTTCACCTTCTACAGATACAATAAATGGAAGTCTTCCTAATGGAGAAGTTGGGATGGATCAAATTATGAATTTAATGAATGCTAAATAATGGCTTTTAACCAACAGCAAATATTCCCTATAGATTTAAATAACAGTGCTGCTGTTGGTATTGATCTTCCTTTTAATGGTCCTGCTGTTTTTAAGTCAAATTATCAAACTAAAGATTCTATAAAGTATAATTTAATAAACTTTTTCTTAACTAATACTGGAGAAAGACCATTAAACCCAAGTTTTGGTGGTGGTATAAGAAGCTTTATTTTTGAAAAAATAACTAATGACGATATTGAATTCTTATTAGAAGATATATCTAGTAAAGTAAGTACTTATTTCCCAAACATTCAGGTAGAAGATTTGAATGTTTCAAGAAATGAAGATAATAATGAAATAACAGTAAATTTTACTTATAAGGTTGTAAACACTAATATACAAGACGAAATTAACATATCATTCACATAATGGCTACTATCAAACGTGATGTAAAATATTTAAATAGAGATTTTTCCGATTTTAGAAATCGGTTAATTGAATTTTCTAAAACTTACTTCCCAAATACATACAATGACTTTTCAGCAGCATCCCCTGGGATGATGTTTATGGAACAATCATCTTATGTAGGGGATGTTTTAAGTTTTTATTTAGATAACCAATTCCAAGAAAACTTTATCCAATTTGCTCAACAAACAAATAATGTTTATGAGCTAGCATATATGCTCGGATATAAACCCAAAATTACAGGAGTAGCACAAGCTACTATTGACTTTTACCAACAACTTCCTGCTAAAACTGTGGATGGTGTGGTAATACCTGATTATGATTATGCCTTAACAATAAATGAAAATACAGTAGTTACTTCTGTAGCAGGTGGAAACACACCATTTTTATTACAAGATAAGATAGATTTTTCATTTTCATCATCACAAGACCCGACAGAATTATCTATATACCAAATTTCCGGAGATTCACCTCAATATTATCTTTTAAAGAAAAGTAGAAAAACTATTTCTTCTAAAATTAATACTCAAACTTTTACCTTTAATTCTCCTGAAAATTTTACAACAATTGAAATAAATAACTCTAATATAGTTAAAATATTAGATATCACAGATTCAGATGGTAACATATGGTATGAGGTAGATCATTTAGGTCAAGAAATGGTTTATAAAAAAATTAAAAACACTAATGTTAACGATCCTAACAATGTATTAGATTCTGGAGAGGTTCCTTATCTTTTAAGCCTAGAAAAAATCCAACGAAGATTCGCTACTAGATTCACCTCAGCTGGAACCTTACAAATCCAATTTGGATCAGGAACGGCTACTGATAATGATGAGAATATAATTCCAAACCCTAATAATGTTGGAATAGGATTATTATCTCAACAATCTAAACTAACTTCAGCATACTCTCCTACTAACTTTTTGTATACGGATACTTATGGTATTGCTCCTTCAAATACAACTCTAACAGTTAGATATTTAACGGGTGGAGGTGTTACTTCAAATGTTAATGCTAATACATTAACAACTCTTGATACATCTAATATTAATTTTAATATAAATAATCTTAACTCAACCGCTGCAAATTATATTTTTGGATCTCTTTCCTCAAATAATCCTGAAGCAGCCTCTGGAGGTAAAGCAGGAGATACTATTGAAGAAATTAGACAAAACACCTTAGCTTCAGCAGCATCTCAAAAACGATCAGTTACTGCTGATGATTATTTGGTTAGAGCTTTAAGTATGCCTTCTGAGTATGGTGCTATATCTAAAGCCTTTATTGAACAACCTAAACTAACAGATGATCAAGTTTCAACAATTGAAACACTTAATTTACACTGTTTAACTCAAAATCTCCAAGGTCACTTTACACAACCTTCTAACACTGTAAAACAAAATTTAAGAACTTATCTCTCTCAAAACAGAATTATTGGAGACAATATTGAAATTAGAGATGCATTTATTATAAACATAGCCATTAATTTTGAAATAATAGTACTCCCAGAATATAACAATAACGAAGTATTATTAAGATGTATTAATGAATTAACAGATTATTTCTCTAAAGATAAATGGCAAATTAACCAACCTATAATATTAAGAGAACTATATATAAACCTAGATAAAATTAAAGGTGTTCAAACTGTTAAAGATATAAAAATAACAAATAAAGCAGGAACTACTTTAGGATATTCACAATACTCATATGATGTAGACGGAGCAACCCAAAATCAAGTAGTATATCCATCTTTAGATCCTAGTATATTTGAAGTTAAATTCCCACAAACCGATATTAAAGGTAAAGTAGTACCATTATAAAAATATAACCAATGGCAGTATACAAAATATTCCCATATAAAGACACAACTTTATATTCCCTATACCCTAGTATGAGTGTAGGCCTAGATGCTATTAGTGAAGTAGTTAATAAATTAGGAGTCGATGGCACCCCTGATGTATCTCGATTTATGACCCAATTTGATACAGCAGAAATCCAAAGTGTTATAAATGATAAAATAGGCAACAGTACTTGGGATGTTAGTTTTAAAAGTTTCATAGCCGATGCTTATGGTATAACTTTAGATTCTACTTTAGAAGTATGGCCTTTAGCTCAAACCTGGAACAACGGCACCGGAGAATTTCTTGATAGCCCAATTACAACAAATGGGGCTAGTTGGTACTTCTCGGATTATGGAGGTGGTACTTCATGGTCATCAGCAGGGGCTGTAGGTACAGAGTTATATACTAGTTCATACAATGCTGACTTCGCACCCCTAGGTGGAGGAAATTGGTTCTACTCAGGATCAGGAGTTTCTTCTTATAAAGTAACTCAATCGTTTGATTTAAGAAGTGATAAAGATCTTAATGTTGGGGTTAAAACTATAGTATCCAAATGGTATAGTGGATCCTTGCCAAACTATGGATTTATTACTAAATGGACTTCAAGTATTGAATTCTTCGGTACTTCATCTATTCAACCTGTAATGAAATATTATAGTGTTGATACTAATACCATTTACCCACCTCAACTAGAATTTAGATGGAGAGACTATTCTACAATTCTAACAGGATCAGAATCCACTATTGTCTCTAATCCTAATGTTAAAATGTCTTTAGCAGAAAACCCAGGTGTTTTCCATAGCGGTAGTATAAATAGATTTAGGCTTAATGTTAGCCCAATGTACCCTGCCCGAACATTTCAAACTAGTTCATTTTACGTTGGTAAAAACTATCTCCCTACTGCTTCATATTACGCCGTAAAAGATTTAGATACTAATGAATTTATAATTGATTTTAATTCTCAATTTACTCAAATAAGTGCCGATTCCACTAGTAATTATTTTGATATTTATATGGATGGATTAGAACCAGAAAGAAATTTTGAGATTCTAATCAAAACTACAATTGATGGATCCACTAGAATATATAATGACAACTATTATTTTAAAGTAGTTAATGGATGAGCGAAAATATAGATTTAAATAAAACTGTTTA